GCTGCTGCAAGTCTTGGCTGGAAGCCTAAAGATCAAGAGCCGGTAGTTGAAGCAAAGAAACGTGGTCGTCCAGCCAAATCTCAAGAGGCATAAGAAATGGCAACAGTTGCCCAAGTAGCTAAGGCTTCACTGCAAGCGATTCTGGTACAAGCGTCAGAGGCTCCTCTTGAGGCCGACGAGTATCAGGACTTTATCTTTGCGATGAATAACTATATGTCCAGCCTTGCGGCTAAGGGCATCAATCTTGGGTACACAGCAGTAACAGGGCTTGCCGACGAGGTGACTATTCCCCCAGGCGCATTAACTGGACTGATTGCTAACATGGCATTTCAATCAGTCCCTTATTACGGCGGCAGCGTGTCTCCAGAGCTTGCTGCAACAGCGCGTGAAGGGATGCAGGCGATGCGTCAATTGGGTCAATACATTACACCTACTATTTTGCCATCAACTCTGCCTGTTGGTTCTGGCAACGAAGATAATCAGTTCGGTAATGGGCTGCACTTCTACCCGGCAAATGACCCACTGGTGGCAACAGAAATTAGCGGCGGGATTGCACTGGAGATAAACACAAATGGTTGAACGTACCTATGGTGTAAGGCAATCCGATTTTGAGGCGCTAACAAGCATCACGCCGGGTTCTTACTTTGGCTTTTTTTACAACGGATACAACTACAAGATCACCTACGCTAACTTCATTTCAGGGTTAGGTGTGACCGGCACGATTGTACAGGATGGCGCTGTTACCGGGACGCCTGTTCTGGATGTGTCAGGCACGGTCAACAGCATCCGTAACCTTGAGAATGGCTCAGGCATTACGGCCAGCGTCTCGGCAGAGAATGGAGTTACTTTAGCGCACAACTTTACTATTAACTCGACCGGCTCTCCGTTGATGCTAAACAGCACGGCACTCAGCCCAACCTTTGTTTCACTGGTTGCAGGTACGGGAATTACTCTTACAGCGGCAAGTGACACGATTACCATCACCAACGCGCCAGCGGCGGCTCAGGTGCGCGGTCAGGTCTATATGCAGGGCAACACTACTGCAACTGTAATAGCCTCCACTGCCACCCCTGTTCTCGTTGCTGGAACGTGGACTGTTGATCTGTCTACTAACGCCACTTGCACAACAGCCGGTCGAATTACTTACACAGGCGCAACAACTCAAATTCTAAAAATTAACGCAGCATTGAGCCTTGATCCGGCCAGCGGCTCTAATCAAGACTTGCAGGTCTATCTGTACAAGAACGGCTCGGCAATTGCTGGGTCACGAATGGAAGCGAAAATAAACACAAACGAACACAAAGAGGTTTCTTTGGTGTATCAAATCTCTATGGCGATAAATGATTACATTGAAATTTATGTCCAGAATTCTACGGCAACAAACAACATTACCGTCAGTCGCGCTGTATTGAGTATTAACTAATGCCAGCACTTCCCATCACCAATGGGTTCTATGTCAGCCCATCACTACCATTGAGCGCACAAGAGTGCTTGAATTGGTATGTGAACGTGAGCGAGGCTCCGACGCTGAGTCCTGAAAATCTGTTTGGAACCCCAGGTCTGCTTCAGCTTGTTTCCTCTGGCACGATTGAGGAGCAGAATCGCGGCATGCACGAAATGGCTGGCATTGCTTATGCGGTCAATGGCGATGCGCTGTACAAGATAGTCGAGACAATTACGCTTGGCGTGGCAAGCTACAGCCTGACAACGCTTGGCACAATCTCAGGCACTGCACTGGTGTCGATGGCTGACAACGGAACACAGTTGATGGTGCTGGTTCCTGGGGGTGATGGGTACATCTACAATCAGGTGACAAACGTATTTGCTCAGATCACTGACGGCGACTTTGACGCTAACGGCAATCCTCAGTTTGTGGTGTTCATCGATTCGTATTTCGTCTGCACAACTGACACCAAGAAGTTCATATGTTCAGCCGCGAATGACGGATTGAGCTATAACGCGCTCGACTTTGGCACGGCTGAATCAGACCCTGACGTTACCGTTGCGCCGATTGTGTTCAAGAACCAACTATTCATCTCCGGCTCCCAGACCATTGAAGCGTTTCAGAATGTTGGTGGTACTGACTTCCCTTTCCAGCGCACCGGGCTGTTCTTGCAGAAGGGCGTGTACGCTCCGTATAGCTTGATCAATGCCCAGGACACCTTTGTGTGGGTGGGTGGTGGCGAGAACGAAGGGCCGTCCATTTGGGCGCTCTCTGGCAACGATAGCGCGAAGATAAGCTCAACCCCTATAGATAACCTGCTTCAGAATCTAACGCTGACACAGCTTGAGTCTATCTACGCATGGGCGTACTCGCAGAACGGAGCTTACTTTATCGGCTTCACGCTCCCGACTACGACTCTTGTATTCGACCTGACTGCAAAGCGGTGGCATGAAAGGCGCTCAGTACTGGATGGTGACTTGAGCCGATACCGGGTAACCGCGATCTGCAAAGCCTATAACCAAATACTGTGTGGCGACTTTGTTGACGGCAGGATTGGCAGGATTGATCCACTGCTTTACACAGAGTACGAAAACACAATTATCAGGCGAGTAGCTACACAACCTTTTCAGAACAACCTCAAGTCTATATTTGTTCCATCACTAGAATTAACTGTTGAATCCGGTGTGGGAAATGCTGACGTTATTGATCCAGTGATTAGCATGGACCGAAGTAGTGACGGTAAAACTTGGTCTGATGCTCGAACGCGATCAATTGGCAAAATAGGGGCGTACAACAGACGCGCTATCTGGCGCAGGAATGGGCGGGTATCACGCTTTGAGATATTCCGATTCACGCTGACTGACGCAGTTAAACCAGTGATCTTGCAGCTCAACGCTGAGATCATAGGCGGCACGAAATGACCACCCCATTACTTAATGCTGGACAGCCAATCGTTGACGAATCTGGTAAAATGGCTCAGGCTTTTAGAACTTGGACCCTGGACGCTTCGCTAAGTATTCCAATTGTCGGGTCGGGTTCGCCAGAAGGCGTAGTTGAAGCAAGACAGTATCAACTATACATCAACTCAGTTGGCACAGCGGGCTTGATTGAATACCGCAAGATGCTTTCCCAGATTGGCGGCGACAGGACGCAGGGATGGATTCTCGTTTAGCTAAAATGCTATCCAACAGACCAGAGTCTGTCACAATGCCGACCAAGGAGAAAGCACTAGAGATTTTGCAACATACTAGCGTAAGTGTTCCCTGGGGATTTTACGTCACTGACATTGGCAACATGGAAGGACTTGTGCTGCTAAACGACAAGGTGTTGGTCCAACTGATTCCTCGCGGCAGAAAGCTAGAGATTCACGGCTGCTGCAGGTTGCGCGATCGGGCGCAGATGGGCGAGCCGTTTGCCAGACTGTTAGAATGGATTTCAGGGCAAGGATGGGCGCAAATATACACAACTGCTCCAGAAGATAGAACGGCATTAAAAAGAATGCTAAACAATCTGGGCTTCACTGAACACAACGCGAGGTGGATATATGGGCATGGACCCGGTAACGATGGCTGCGGCATCAGCAGGCGCAAGTATGATAAGCGGCGCACTCAGTTCCAGATCTCAAAAGAAGGATGTCAGCAAAGCCAATCGACGATCAATGTCGATGGCTAACACGCAGATGAATAACTTGCTTCCAGCCTACCAGCAAGCGCAGGACACTGCCGCTGGGGGATATGGTCAGGCGGGCCAGATCAATCAAGGCGCACTCAATCAAGCGTATCAAATGCGCGGCGCGTCGTTTATGCCGCAGATGAACGCTTATCAGGGCGGCAACGTAGCGGCTCAAAATGCAAATATGGCGTCAGTGCCAGCGATGCGAGCGGCAATTCTCGGCGGGCGCATTCCGCAGATGGCTCCTGCTCAGTCTTTAGCAATTGATCCTGCTACCATTGCCGGATTGATAAATCCGCAGGCACAGCAATTTCCCCGGCAGCAACAATTCCCGCCGATGCGTCCGTTCCAGAGGTAATTTATGGCATACACGGCGCAGGAAGTTGCTGACTACTTAGCGGCCAATCCTCAGCTTTCGGCAGAGGAAATCTTGTCATTGTCC